CTCTTCAACGAAACCTAGAAGTTAGGTGGAGTTCTTGGAACACAATAGCCACAGGAACTAAAGAATACATGATCGAAGAAGGTAAGCGACTTCGAGATGAATACCATAATAAGCAACCAAAAATAGTATGGGGGGGATACTGAAACATTGGAGCAGTAGGGGAGATGGAATAAAAGACTTGACAACTGTACAACAATATGATATACTATAAACAACAAAGGAGATAACATGGAAGCAAAATCAATTAACACACAACTACTGGAAGCACAACGAAACATTGGCGCTGCTATTAAAGGCAGTGCCAATCCATTCTTTAAGAGTAGTTACGCTGACCTTGGTACTGTCATGGAGGTGGTAAAGAAACCACTCAATGATGCTGGGTTAGCTGTGACTCAAGAGTTAAGTGTCAGAATCAACGAGATCACTGGGATGCCCTTCAATATCTTGAACACTACCATCCGAAGCGAGAGCGATAGTATCGTTTCCTCGGTGGCAGTACCAGACATGAAGGACATCCAGAAACTAGGAGGAGCTATAACATACCTTAAGCGATATGCATTGCAAGCATTGTTATTTGTTCCGACTGAAGATGATGATGGCAACTCAGCATCAGGTAAGAAGGCCAAGGCACAGCCGAAGTCATCCCCTATCACAACATCAAACGTACCATTTTAAAGGAGCCAACAACATGGCAAAAGCATCAGCATACATCGGACTATGGATTAAGAATGACAAGAACGGCATCCCATTCCTGAGTGGATCAACCGAAACAACAGTCTACTTTGTATTCCGTGACAACAAAGATCCTAGTCTCAAGACATTACACACCATTGACAAGACAGTCGAAGGTAGTAAGATGGTTAAGGTTGGACCATTGGAGAACGGATCTTCCGACAACGGAACGTTCCAGAAGTTGGACAACATGTACATCTTCCCGAATACCAGACGTGAGAAGGAAAGCCATCCGGATTTCAATCTCGTGATCTACGAAGAAGAAGCCAAGGCATAACGAGCTCGCCTGGACAGGTGATTAGACTGTCTATTTGTGAGGCGGTGCTGGAAGCTGGGTAGTAAGTGGTCTCTGCGAGACGTAAAGGGTATCCTTCTCTTACTTTAAATTGTAGTGAACGCAACTACATCCTTGGAGTAGCAACCTGTCCTCACACCAATAGGAATGTAGTCCCCAGATTGTACATGGGATAGACGCACCTACTTTATGGGAGGGCCATTTCGGCTCTCCCTTTTTAATTGGAGATACAATGAAATTTATTATAGCAACAATACTAGCACTAGGTTTAATGGGATGTCCAAAGGACGCTGACATAGCATCTCGCAATTTATCTAACGCAGCCGACATGTTTGAAATCAATCGTCGAGTTGTGTTTTATAATGGGATCACGGATGGTTACATTCTAACTATCGAAGGGAAGTGTTCAATAGATCCAAATGGAACCAAACTTTCAGTAACCTGCAAGACCGGACCAAAACATTTCAAGAAACATTACCTTGGGTTATCAGATAACGTCACTTATTTTGTTGAACATCTAGAGGCAGTCGAGGCCAGTGCCTATCGTTATCGTGTTATTTTTAAACCGATGAGTATACTACCTGACATTGAAGTGAGGAAATAATGAGCGCAATGAAAAATGACAAGAGTGATGCCAAGAGTGCAATGCAGTATGTCCATCCTGATCTATGGTTGGGTGTTGGTAATGCAATGGCAGCAGGTGCTATCAAGTATGACGACTGGAACTTCCTTAAAGGACACGGCAAGCTACAACTTTGTGCTGCTATCCTTCGGCACACAGCCGAGATCATGAAGGGTAACGACATAGATGAGGATACCACAAAGCTTCTTGGCCGCACAGTCTACCACTGGGACTGTGTTGGTAGCTGTATCAACATGATGATATGGCAACGAGAACGAGGAACACTGAAGCAGGACCTACCACTGCCCGTCATGAGTAATGATGATGCACTATACAACAGCATTGCACCTCATGGCAAGCCATTAACCATGGCATATATCGGAGTGGGTGATAGGCTCAGGGTGACTAGTGATGGTTTTAGTGACTTCGGCAAGCATGGTATAAAGCTCGGAAGTATAGTGACTGTATCGAAGAAATACACGAACTTCTTCGTTGTTGAACACAATGGATATAATCTCCGTCTCACCCCAAATGAAGTGGAGGAAGCGTAATGGCATATATAAGCAAAGCACGACGAACTACTAGGGATACTCGGATGCCTATTGATGGCAGCGGCAAGCTACCTCCAGGTCAACCACACCGAGTTACCTTGACTGACATGGTAATTGGCACAACAGCGCTGGACATTATATTCACAGACAGCTTCAGTAATGATCACCGAGAACGTATCTTCTTATCTGGAGTAGATGAGACAGTGGGGGTGAGTGGAATGTTAAAGCAATTAATAGCAGCAACATCCACTGACTCCCAAGAAGTTAAGGACTTGTATGATATGTCAATGAATGATCCGGCTGGCCTAATCTGCTTAGTTGGACGAGCTGTTGTCATTGAGACTGCATTCAAAGATCCCTACATTAACATCAAAACAATTAGGAGCATTGATGATAGATACAATGGTGGGCGCTTCATTCAACCTACTGAAGCCGATAACACACAACCGGCTGGAGCCAACAATAACAACGAGCGAACATATATTCCGGTATCTAAAGGAGTTACCGACTTCTTCTGATATCGTCATTGACTTCGAGACTACTGGTCTTGATGTACTAGCGGATGACTTCGAGATTGTTGGTGTTGGTATTGCTCACGACAGTTTCCCCCAGGGACTGTACTTCCCATTCAACTACACTCACATGGATCACAACGCACTAGGTGCGATTTGCTCCTTTAACCTCATAGCCCACAACGTAGGGTATGATGGTAAGGTACTGGAGGGATACTTCCGGAGTCAGGAACTACCATACAAACCAATGGATCTCTTTCCATGGAAGAATGACACACTCATGATGTTCAAAGCATTAGCCTCCGAGGGATATGCTGGACAGCAGTGGAGCTTAAAGAGCGCACAGAAGAGTGTGCTTGGTTGGCAAGAAACAAATGAGGTTGAGCTGGATGATTGGCTCATTGCCAATGGTCATGTGAAAACCAAGGGCAAACCTGACAAAGGTAAGATGTGGATGGCACCTCATGCTATCCTTGGTAAGTACTGTGGTCTTGATGCACAGAGTACCCTTGCACTATACAACCACTTCACCAGTTACTATATGGAGTTCCCAGACCTTCAGGGGATACTTGAAGAAGAGTTAATGACACTCCAGTACCTTGAGATAGAGGAGTTCTTTCACGGTCTGCATATTGATGAGACACTACTCGATGCTCGGATAGCCAAGGTACAGTCGGCAGTGGAGTTGCTTATGGATGAATTCTATAACAACAGTGAAGCGGAAGTCTGGATCACCGAATACAATAACAGACAGGTCGAGGCAATACTGGACAAGGAACCCCCTGAGTTTACTAAGACTGGTAAAACCAGCGTGCGGTATACCAAGTGGCAAGCCAAGGTATTGGAGGCTAAGGTCACTAACTTCTTTAACCCCAATAGCAAGGATCAGCTAGCCTGGCTATTCTATGATTGTATGTTCGAGTCAACTCCAGTCACCGAGAGTTTCAACTGGAGGTTCGAGAAGAGTTTCAAGTTCACTGTCACCATTGACAACGAAGTGCATCAACTAGATGGTACTCCAAGTGGTAAACGGAAAGTGGACAAGAAGATACTACCCAAGCTTGGCAAGGCTGGTGCGTTATTGTCTCGATACAACGAGCTGATCAAGTTACTTGGCTACATGAATGGGATGAAGGAGAGCATTATCGATGGCGTTCATCATACACAGCTACGACTTTATGGTACACTTACTGGTCGGTGCAGTGGTACTGGTGGTGTTAACATACAACAGCTACCCAAGGTACGTGAATACTTGGATTGTCTCACACCCAGGCCAGGTCACGTCTTTATTCAGATGGACGTTGATGCTCTTGAACCTGTTGTGTTGGCTGAGTTATCTGAAGACATTGCTATGATGAACCTTTATGGACCAGGAGCTAAACCTAATGATATCTACCTTTACGTTGGAGCATCCATTCCAGCTCTCCGTGATGAGATATGTGCCTATGGATACGATCCACTCAACCCGACAGCCGAGGCGATTGCTATCACCAAGAAGAAGGCTAAGAGAGTTCGGGGGATCTGTAAGGTTGTCCATCTATCAGCTGGATACGGAGCTGGAGCAGGCACTATCTTTAAGACGCTCGTCCAGGCTGGTGTATCGATAACACTTGAAGAGGTCACTGAGATCCGCAAGTCCTATTGGGAAACCTTTGCAGGAGTGACAGCATACCAGAACAGACTCAAGTCTGAGTGGGCAGCCAATGGCGGTTGGTTCCTTAATGGTCGTGGCCTTCCAGTTTCAGTTGACGCAGCACTTGAGAAGGACATCCTTAATCGGTGTATCCAATCTACTGGTCACTGGAACCTACTCACCTATCTGAAGCACCTACAAGTATTACGGAAGGGTAACCCACACATCAGTATCACTCCTATTGTCACTGACTTTCATGATGAGTGTATATTTGAAGTGCCCGAAGCCCAAGCTAAGATAGCGATGTTAATGTTTAAACGAACTTGGGACTTGACAAACAAAGAACTAGGTGGTATAATACCATTAAGCGGCGAACCTGAAATCTGTCACAGCTTCAGTGACTTTAAGTGTGAAGGCGGATATAAGGTGGACGAGATACTAGAACAATTTAACTTGGAGATAGCATGAAAGAAGATGAATTCCCACTAGGGGAAATGGTAATGGTTCCCGAAGTAGACTGGGATCAAATGGAATACGATCTGGACTATTGGGTTACAGCAACAAGTATGTTGGCTGACCTATTGGTTGAGAACGAGATTGACTTTGAGGTTAATGAAGAGACAGTTGCCAAGTACCGAGGCAATAGTATCGAGGTAAACTGATGGAGCTTGAAGACAAATTCATCGGAGTCATATCCAATAGTGAGATGCCATGTGTGCTCTACTTGGAAGGTGAGTCCAGCTTTATTCGACTTGAATACAAACAGCAATGGGATGATGGACTTAACCCACTGTCCCAGATAAGAGTGTTCAATCGAAAGCAAGGTATCAGTACGGCACCTCCCAACTGGGAACGTCTACTCAAGAGCCTGGCTATCAATGGAATAACGGAGTCAATCTTTGAGGCTGCTCTCGACAAACGACGAGACACTCAAATACTTCGACACCATAAAGCCCTGTTATATTTGAAGGACATCTTTGGAGAAGAACATGTTGACAGTGTAATAGAGACACGAGGTAACAATACATTCATCGACGAGATCAATCAAGCACAGGCAAGTACACTGCCACCCCCGCCACCCAAACCCACACTGACCGTAGTTAAAGGAGAAGAAACATGAGAGATCACCTAGTCATAGGAGATACCCAATGCAAACCAGGGGTACCTACTGACCACCTCGAAGCACTTGGCAACTTCATTGTCGAGAAGCAACCCGAGGTTATCGTTCACATCGGAGATAACTGGGACATGGAATCGCTGTCCAGTTACGACGAGGACACCTATCGAATGGAAGGAAGGCGCATTGAAGCAGACATTGAAGCGGGTAATGAAGGAATACGCATCCTTGATGATGCTATCCGTAGTGTTCCTGATTATGATCCTGAGCGTGTCTTTATCATTGGGAATCATGAAGCTCGCATCGAACGGTTTCTGAATGATAACCCAAAGTTCAAGGGATTTCTTGGCTACGATGATTTCGAATTGGATGAGTGGGAGGTTGTCCCCTTTCTTGAAATCGCCACAGTTGATGGTATCCGGTATGCTCATTACTTTGCTAACCCATTCAGCGGAAGACCTTATGGTGGCAGTGTAGTGAACCGACTAAACAAACTCAAGTTCAGTCATGTCCAAGGTCATATTCAAAAGCTGGAGTATCACAAGGACTACCTTAATGATGGCCAGGTACTTAATGCTCTGACCTGTGGTGCATTCCACATTCACAGTGAAGACTACAAAGGACCACAAGGCGGCAACCATTTCCGTGGTGTCTGCTACTTACATGGAGTAATGAACGGTGACTACGATCTCGAAACAGTTAGCCTCGGACGTCTCATGTCCGAATACAAGTGAGGTATATTATGAATATAGAACCACCAAAGCTCGATCGGGGCTTCCAAATCTGCAGTGTTCTCCTGATGGTCAATACACTTATCGTAGTTTGTATGGCTATTGGACTGATACCCGTGACATTATACACTCTCAAGGCCATACTCGTGACCTCGCTGGTCTCCGTGTGTTCAGTGATTGTATCGTTATTGATTGTGATACTGAAGCAGAAGCGGTGGCGACGGACCATCTACTAACGGAGTTGGGATATGGATATGAACAATGGACTACTGGCAATCGTGGTTGCCATTATCACATTCCAATCCACCCCATGTTTGGCACTGATGTTGTTTGGAGCCAACGAGCCTGGCTCAAGAGTGTTGGGTTATGGGAGATCATCGACACCAGTATCTATCGAGAAGGGGGACAGATACGAACAGAGGGAGCGATACATGAGAAAACAGGGAAGCCGAAGCGGATACTCTCAAGAACCAAAGGCAGGTTGTTGGAAGTACCCATGGTTAAGACACCCCCACTCTCTCCCACGGTCAGGGGGGTTGTCGCTGGAACACCGGCAGCTACCTTCGACTATCATCGAAACCTGTTATACCCTCGGTATGAGGGAGGACGACATGGCCACATGTTTATTCTCTGGCAGCGTGGAAATGATGCAGGAGTTGATGATGAAACAATCAAGGATGATATCCGGTGGTGGAATGACAACCTGGCACATCCACCGCACAGTGTTCGTGACTTGGAATTCAAACTAAGGGGGTTTGGATGAAGGATGATGATCTAACTACATTGGAGTTTCTGGGGTTTGTGCTGTGTATAAATGCACCCGCCCTAGTAGTTTTCTTGTATGTAATTATGAAAGGTAACTGATGAGCAAGACAAGATGCCTTGAGTTACGGGATGGTATCCTCGAAGGTCGGATGCTTGCTATTGATCCAACCAGTGGTGCAATGGATCGAGCAACGCAAACGCCAAGTGAAGCAGGGTGGGCACTGTTTGAAGAAGGGCACTTCATCGGTAGTGGTACTATCAAGATACCATTCCATGAACGAAAGGAAGATCGTTATCGAGAACTGCTAAACATTTTGCACGTTGATTTCGATCAGGAGTATGACGTTCTTGTGTTGGAGGACATACCACTAGCACGACGACGAGGTAACTTCAATACATCTCAAACACTTATACAGGTTTGTGGTGTGTACATTGCAGGAACAACTGGGGATCTTGTTGAGCTACCAAGTATTACATGGCAAGCAGTGGCAAGACGAATTGGGGGATGGGTAAAGGGAGATGAGAGTGACGCACAGTACATTGGACTAGCTGCTATTGCATTCGCATCGGGTTACAGTCAGAGTATGACAGAGAAGCGGAAGGTGGAGTTTGCAGGACAGCTTGTTGACACATACGATGCATGGAATTTACAAGGTATAACTGATCACTGGAGAATCAAATGACAGAAGCAATTAAGGTACTTGAGAAGCAACTCGAAGGCGTACGTAATCAAATCCGTGGATGTGAGACTAGGATCGCTAGTGCTCAATCTAACTTGGATAACGAGACACTTAGCCGAGACAAGTTACTTGAACGTGAGATTGAATTTAACAAAGCAATTGGCATATTGAAAGGATTATAATATGCAATCGTTCTTCCCGTTCGAAGCCTTCCGTCATGGACAGGCTGAACTCCTTCAGACATTGGAGGATAACTGGAATGACTATGAAGTTTTTGTGGTCCGTGCTCCTGTTGGGTTCGGGAAGAGCCCTATTGGTGCTACCATTCAAGCGTCACAGCTCAGTAAGAAGAAGGGATGTTGCATCCTTACACCGAACAACATGCTCCGTAAGCAGTACATGGATGAGTTTCCAAAGATGCGGACAGTTCGGAACAAGGATGATTATTGGATTGAACAATACCAAATGACGGAGGCAGAGTATCGAAAACGAGTCTACAAATGGGGACCGAAGGGGTCTGAATATACAGCTGACGTACAGGCTGTTAAACGAAAAGGGACAGCAGTTGTCGGAAATTTCTACACCTATCTGGCCCACAAACTTCAACGACACACCCTTATTGTTGATGAAGCTCACAGCCTCCTCGGAACGCTTCAAGACTTGGCGGCCAAACGGTTATGGCATCACGACTATAACTACCCAACGGACGCCACGAGTGTTGGAGATCTGCTTGATTGGATCGGTGAATCCCCAATCGATAATAAACTGCAACGTCTTAAAGGCATTCTGGAGTCGTCCAGTACATCTGCTCTGGTCCGAATCGACCGAGACCGCTACCGAGGTAACAATGAAGAGTGTATTAAGATGATACCTCTCAGTGTTGCTGACGTTCACTCCCCATTCTGGGGTAACAAAGTGGATAAGATCGTATTGATGAGTGCAACCATTGGAGCTATGGACGTTGAGAAGATGGGACTGGCAAGTAAGCGAGTCCTGTATATTGACGTAGCTAGTCCAATTCCACCTGAAAGACGACCAGTTCTGTTTCAACCTGTCGGTAATATGAGTTATAGTTACCAGGATGATAACATGAAACGGTTGGCAGTGGAGTTAATTGAACTTGCTAATCATCATGGCACCAAGGGATTTGTTCATGCTCCATACAGTATGGCTCTTAAACTTAAGAAGCATCTACGGCATGACAGTCGATTCATGTTCCATGATAAGTTTGACAAGCAGAGTCAATACAACAAGTTCTACTCACTGTCCCCTGAGACTGGAGCAGTAATGGTGGGTAGTGGAATGACAGAAGGTTTGGATCTCAAGTATGATGTAGCTGATTGGCAAGCACTGACTAAGGTTCCATACCCTAGTCTTGCTGATCCGGCTATGAGATATCTGGCAGAGAGTGAACCAGATTACTACAACTGGCAAGTCAGTAAGGATGTGATGCAAGCCAGCGGCAGGATATGTCGTGGTCCAGATGACGAGGGAGTGACATATCTCCTTGACAGTCAGTTCGGAACATGGTATAATAAATACAACACCAGTCTACCTGATTGGTTTAACGAAGCAGTGGAGGGAATGTGAATAACAGCTTAGAAATTATAAAGACTATGGTAGATGATCTAACATATGAGGGGATTAAATTACTATCTCCTATTGTCCTGGAGCTTACTGCGAAGGACTGGAGTGAGGTGGCAATGGGTCTCGAATCTGACAGGCGTATGGTAAATGTAATAGATTTTGATTATGAGGGACATAAGAGACGAGACTCTATTTCCTATCATCTCGGCTATGTCGAAGTTGTTATCAGTAAGAAGAAAGCCTTACTCGTGGGGCGTGTCGCCGCACTTAAACAAGAGTTAGCTGCATTGGAGAGAATGTGAACGAGAAGTATAAACATCTAATGAAAAGACTGAGACGTACTGTTGTCTTTAATAACCTAGACCTTGTTGAAGTTGAAGGTATGTGGGCATTCAAAGTCCCTAACGAGGAGGGAGTGAAGCATAATATCTATGCATCGGACGACACTAACTACTATACAATATCATTAACTGTATCACCAAAGGAGGGCAGCAATGCCAATGTATGATTGGGTGTGTCCAAAATGTGGCACCCCCCGAGAAGAACTATTAAGCCTGGATGCCTATGAGGAACTTGAGGAGCTGTATTGTAAGGGATGCAATCATACACTGACTACCGATGATCGGGTTATGACTGGGATAACATCAACTACCATCGGAGTAAGTAAGGGCAACTACGGATCGAGGGACTACACATGACACCTGAATTAGAAAAGCAGATACACGAAGCTGCTCCTAAACTGTACCATACAGAACCTCATCCATTCGATAAGGAGAATCTATCAGTTAATCAACTAGCTAGGATCTCCAGTCCAGACCTGGGATGTGGTGATGGTTGGTATCACATACTACTAGGACTATCGCAAGCATTGGAAGAACTGGATGAGGACATCAATGTTGTCCAAGTTAAGGAGAAGTTGGGTACTCTTCGGTTCTATGTAGAGGGAGCTAGTGAGATTGCTCACGATCTTATTGATCAAGCTGAAGCTATGAGCGCCAAGACATGTGAAGTCTGTGGAGAGCCAGGTAAACTTAAACGACGAGATGGTTGGATATCAGTAGCCTGCTCGAA